GATGACCGACGCTTTGATTAACCCAAGCCGCCCTGACCGCCCTCTGTATCAAATGCCGTTTGCAAGTTTGTTCCTGTACAACACCGAAGGTGGTCGTGCTAAGAATGAGTTCTATGATTTACAAAATAAAGTAAGTCAGGCAGATATGACGTTCAAGAGCATGCAAGAAACTGCGCCAGACAAAGCCGTGGCTTATTTTGATAAGAACGCAGCATTGATTTCTGTTACTCCTATCTTGAATGAATCGCTACAACAGTTAAGCCAGACACGCCAACTTCGTCAGCAGTTAGAGACCGCCACCGAAGAATCGTCAGGCATGACCAGTAAAGAACGCCGCGAAGCAATTGACGCTATCATTAAACAAGAGAACCAATCGCTAAACTACATTCGTGCACTAGACAAACAAGTGCGGGACATGAGCAAATAAAAAACCCCCAGTGATGAGCCGGGGGTAAAAGGAGAAGCAACTGCACCTTTGCAGGTGCGGCTTCATTATTACTTAATTCGCCAAACTCTGATACCCCACATCTGGTTTTCTATGCGGGGTATTATTTTTACTTGATAGCCACGACTCTCGGCACGCTGAGCGATGCCACTAGCCATGCGGTTGTGGGCGATACAAGGTAGAAAAAAAGATGTGCCTACAGAAAACTTAGCCCATTCAATCTGTACCTGTATCCCCTCAATCTCAAGCGGCTTTTCTATCTTCGGTATCGTCATTTGGCAACGCCAGTACCGCTTCTGCATCAAACACGTGGCTCATGGTGTCGTCAATCAGCAGGGCGTTAACCGGAGGTGCTGCCATCAACGTACCCTTTGCCATACGCTTCTTTACAGAATCTACGCTTACGCCTGTATTACGCAGGGCGTTCACGGTGTCGTGATAGCTGACCTGATTCTTGGCGCACCACTCTTTAAACTTCTTCTGCACAATGAACAGCTTCTTGGTATCTAGTTCGTAGCGTATCAACAGCTCGCCTCTTGGTTCCCGTAGAGGTGCAGAGGGCAGACCATTCTCACTAGGGTTATCCCTAACCAACAAAATGTTGTTGATGTTGGCCATGACAAAGGAGCCGATCGCTGTAGCGCCATCTGTTGGAGCCGCCTTGATGTCGCCCTTGTTGGCTTTGAGCATTACCACAAGCCAGTTAAAGATGCGCTTAACGTCAAAGTTAATCAGCCCCAGTTGATTGGCAATCAAGCCACCCGTGATACCCAGTGCACCGATGGATGACCAGAAGCGTTCACGTTGACCCAGACCTGCCGCTGTATCCAAACGCAACTGAACGTCACGCAGGGTGTCTAAAACTTCAGGCAGGTTGTTGACCACATACTTCAAGAAGATTTCACCTGCATGGCCGTAGTTGGTGGCCAGCTTGCCGAACAGTGCGTCAGTAAACTCTTTCGAGTGCGTGTCATCACGGCGAATCTTCAACTCAATGATACGCATCATTTCACCTTCAGGAAATTCCTTTAGGGAAAACAACTTATCGTACAAACTGCTGTTGGATGAAGTGATTGCAAGCAAGCGCCAGAAGGTATTGTTCATGCGCTCAGCGTTAGTCTGAGACTCCATGCGGTTCTTGCCACGACCTTGGGTGATAGCGTATGCCAGCTGGGACACCATCTCATCACGCATATTGGTCACTTCATCAATCGTTGCAGGCAGATTGTTCAGCACACCAAAGCGGTGAATCTTGGCGTTGTATGTATCATCGTTCTGGAGCAGTAGGTCGAACGGTTGCCCCCAGATGCTGTTGATGGCCATCTGCACAGTTGACTTACCCGTGCCAGAACCCGGACTCATCAAGTTCACAATGCCACCGCGCACCTGAGTGAACGGCATCAGCACACTGCCAAACCCAAGCATGAATGCAAAGGCTTGAGATTCCATACCATTGTTGTTGTAGAAGTTAACAACCGTCTTCCACTCATCCAACTCACCCTTCTTTGTGAGCAGTGAACAGGCGTGCAAGATTGAACTTGCAGGAGGGCTGTATTTAACCCCAGTGGTTGTGATCTCCCGATCGCCAAGGATGAACGTCTTCTCTTCTGTCCATCCAAACTGGCTACGTACTTTTTCAGCTTGTCCCATAATTTGTAATTCCTTTACCCAACGTGAAACATAAAACATCAATTCATCAACTGTCTTGCCCAGTACCGCCATGCCCTGCGTTGCAATAGCATCACGAAAACGGTCTTTAGACAGCACACTAACTAGCGGCACTGAGAACTCACGCACGCCATCTTTAGGCAAGTGCAAGCGCATCCAAAGAACTTCACCCGCCACAGGGTCGTGCATACGCTTGACCACATAGAAGTCGTTCTCATAAATCAGCTTGTCGTTGCCTTCTTCCTCTGTCTTGTTAGGGTCACCCCTGCGGTAGATGCCGCCGTACTTGCCCCGAAAGAAAGGAAAGGGGTACGCGGGTATGTTGTACACCCGCAAATCTTTGGTACTTGAGTCAACCGTTGTGATAGTGTTGTCAGCTTCAGTTGCTTCAATGATCTCTTTCCCCAACACGATGGGGGAGCCAAACTTGCCCTTGTGCTTACAGTCTTTGCAACCACCGGGTCTCAAGTCTTCAAACGTGGTGCAGGTGTATGGGCCTTTGGTTTCGCCAGCCTTCTTGTCAGTGTCGTACTGGTTGTAGCTATCGTGTTGGTTTGACATCTCGTGGATGGCAGTTTCACGATCTACGCAAAGATGTGCAATGGAAAGCCCTGCACGCCATAAAGGTTCTGGCACCTGCTTCTGGTGCTCAACGATGTGGTTAAGTTGTCCACACCCGTCAACCTTCAGGGCAATAATCTTTTCAAAGCGATACGAATTGTTCTGCCCCATCAGGGCTTTGCTGGTCGCATCGGAACCAGCGTTCTTAATGTAGTCTGGTACTTCAAAGGGCAGTGCGTCGACAGACTGGCTCGGCTCGGGCGCACCTAGGGCGGCGGCGAAATCAAACAGGTCAACCTTGCCATCACCACCCATAAACTCCACGGGAAGTGGGCTGTCAGGGTTTTTAAAGTTGTGGGTTTCTGGCACGCGAAGGATACGTGCCATGTCAGTAGTGCAGGCGGGATCAGCAAATAAACTACGTTCAGTGCAAACATTCTTTAAACGCTTGGCTACAGGTAGCCATGTGTTCTTGTCAATACTCTCAGGCAGTACCCAGTACGCGTGCACCCCGTTACCAGAGTTGACGCAGATGGGTTGAGGCAGGTTCAGGTCAGCGCAGAACTGACCCAGTGCCGCCATTGCCAGATCACGCGAGGCGTAATCCTTGGTGGGGCCACAGTCCAGATCAAGCCAAAATGATTTAGCTTGGTATGCGTTGGCAGCTAGCCTACGGGGTGGGGTAATCTCAGGGTCAAACGAGAACATCGCATAGTACGTGTCAGCGTTAGCGCCATAGATATCTTGGATTTCCGTGATGAGAGACGGGATGTCAGATGCAAATCGTGTACGTAACTTTTCCTGCTTGATGCCGACCGCACAGTAGTTGCCAACATCGGGCAATACTGCATTCAGGAATTCGGTCAATGTCATAAAGATACTTCGGTTTAATGGCGGTCAATGTATGTTTGGATTTTCTTTGCGGTTTCGGGTCGCGGTGAATACTCACCTTTAAACCATGCATAAACGGTTATCTTCGTAACCCCTGCAATCTCGGCAACTTTATTGACCGGTATGTTTTTCTTGATGCAAGCCCTGCCGATTTTTACACCGGCTAACTTCCCATCAGCTTGCTTGTTCTTTAGCACTGTGGCTAATGTGTAACCAATCATCGCTGTCTTTCGTTAGGTGGGGGTACTCGCTGCGTCTGTGAACATGGGATACTGGCTTACAGATTCAGTTCCATGCCTACCTTGGTTGCCGAGTTTCACAGCATCCGCTTTCCCCCCGATTCGATTACTCGTCGCTGTCATCAGCCCATGCGTCAAGCACAGAGGCAACGTCTTTAGATTCCGTTTTCTTCACGGCACGTTTGACAGGTTCGTCAACAGCATCAGCTTTAGCGGCTGGCTTGGGGGCAGGTGCAGGCTCGGGTTCCATGAAAGGAGAAGCCTTCGGTGCATCACCATCAATCTGCGCAACGGTCTGGGTCACAGCGTTCAGTGCATCTGCTGATTCACCTTGGGCTTTGCTCTCAGCCAACTCTTCCACAGACAAGGGGCGCACAGCGCGGAATGTCAGCTTCGGTGTTGCACTGGCTGTATCAAAACGCATCTCAGTCACAACGGCTGTCACAGGGATACCATGACCACCCAAGAACTTGGCGTACTGTTGCAGGGGCATCTTGCCGTTCTCACCTGTGCCAAAGATCGACTGACCGGGCAAGGTCAACTGATACACATCACCAGACAAGTTGTTCTCCAACGCCACAGCAATACGCTGATTGAAGCGGCAAGCACGGCTTTCACCTTGACCAGAACCCTTGATGTTCTGTTGGCAGTTCTGGCAGTTGGTGCTCTGCGGGGCTTTCACACCTTTATCGGGTGCAACGCCATCAGAGGATGAGCATGAAGGTGCAGCGTTCTGGCCTTCAACGTAAGTGCCAGCGTAGTACTGACGGGATGTTTTCTCAGCAGAGCGCACGATCACCACGTTCATGGCGCGGTCGTCATTCTGGGCAACTTCTTTACCGCCAACAACCATGCGGAATACACCACCACGAATGGAGATGCGCTTGCCGTTACCACCACCACCCATCAGGGCTTTGGTTGTTGCATCCAATTCAAGGTTGCGCAAGTGGGCTGGGAGGGTGTTACCACCTTGGGAGAAGAGAGCGATATCAGACATTTGTAGATTCCTTTGTGATGAAAGTTTGAATAATTGCTAAGTCAATGTTAAAAAATTTGGCAAGGTCACTAGCGAAGAACCGATAGTTCTTACCAACGCGGATGAATGGGATACGCTTGTCAGGGTTTTCTTCCTTAATAAGCGCGTGAACAGTTGACGGTGCGACTTGCAAAAGCTTCGCCACCTGCGCCAACGTAAGTGCAGTTTCCAATTTAGCTTCTCCTGACAGTTACAGTATATTTATGATCCACGTTCAATCCCGTTGGTAATACATCAGGATTTTCCCGTAGGAACTCTTTCATATTCAACTGTGATATGCGGCGCTCAACTAAGTCAAGTGCATCATGGTCACGTATGAATTTGTGCATTGCGGCCCAATCACCTGTCCAGTAGCGTGTCTGCACTGTACGGATCGCTGTGCCGTGGGCTGTCTTAATACTCTCAGCCCCTGTTGCTTTGCAAGTCTCAAGCAAGTTTGCTTCGACCAAACTCATTTGCTCTTTGATTGCATTGTCTTCTTCCTCGTACTTCGCTTTGAGGGCGGCACGGGCATCGCGCATCTTAATGTATGCACGTACTAATTTATCTGCTGTTATTTCCATGTTGCTTCCGTTTCGTTTTTTGGTTAATGATACACCCAATCTTTACTTTGTCAAGTACCTCCATAAATTTATTTGTTAAGGTCGAATTCATCTTTATAAAGTTCCATCAAATTAAACTGTGCTAACTCTTTTGTTTCTAAAGCTTTGTACAGCTTGGCTTCTACTGGACTTCCTTGGAGCTTGACAACCAAACATTTGTTGACTTGTCCTGCCCTGTGAATACGTGCATTGGCTTGCGCGTATGTCTCGTATGATGTGATGGGTGCCCACCACACAATTGTGTTTGCCGCGTGCAAGGTGACACCGTGTGATGCAGCTTGAGGCTGTATGACAAGAACCCTTGGGTCTGGCTCGTCTTGAAACTTGCGAAAGATTTCTGTGCGCCTGCCTGCTGGTACACCCCCATGTATCACATCCACTGTGTAGCCATCTCTACGTAGTTCTTCGTACAGAATCTCAATTGCATGGCGGTATGGGGCAAACACCAATACCTTATGGCTGGATTCGTCAATCACTTCCTTGAGCACTGCGGTACGGCTACTTGCATCAAAGGTCACGATCTCGCCACTATCGGAATACACCGCGCCACAGGAAATCTGCAGTAGCTTGTTTAGCTTGGCGGCGGCATTGATTGCCGTGACTTCCTCCCCTGCCGCTTGCATGGCCATCACCTTGCGAAGCTTCTCGTAGTAGCGTATCTGCTGTGCGGTCATGGGAACCTCACGCTCTGCGTACAGCAAGTCTGGCAGGTCAAGGCACTGCTCTTTGGTAAACCTAATTGCTGGCTGTAGCAGTGTGCTGACCACCTGCTCTGCTTCTCGTTTGGGTGCCCACTTAAACTGGGTGATCTTGTTCATCACTTGGTCGCGGTACATGGTGAAGCTACGGGGTGTAGCCGATGGGTTAACTAGCTTAGCCAGACCATACGCATCAAGGGGCGACTGCGAGGCAGGCGTACCCGTCAACATCCACAGCCACATATTGGGCTTGACA